GTCTTCAATCCAGTTACGCATCGTCTTCGTCCTCCATCAGTTCGCCTATGATCTCACAGGAAAGGTCCACTGCTTCACCTAAGACCGCATCAACGTCAGCCGATGCAATCATTTCGACAACTTGCATCGCCTTCGCCAGCTTGGCCTCAAGTCCTTCAATGTAGTTCGCCGCCTTCAACGCCGCGTCCACATACTCATGCACATACGTCTCGCGGCCCTCGCACAAATCCTCAACCAGATCGCAGAGCGTCTTTACTACGCTGTCAGTCATTGCTCCGCCTCCAACTCTGCCAGCTCGCTGCGCAGGCGCTGCAATGCGTCCCAGTCCATCTCAAGGTCAAACTTGACTGACGACCGACGCACGCCGCTGTGCGTGCTTTCGAGGTGCCGGTAATTGCCCTCCGCACGCTCAATGGCGCGCTTGAGGTAGATGATTTTTTGTTCTGTTGTGAGCATTTGCTTTCCTTTCTAACTAACACCTAAATTAATAATCCAACAATTATCCTAACGCAACCCCCTTGACCTACATTTTTTATCCTATATGGTCAGGGCATCGAAACAGGAGACACCTATGACCAATAAGGAAAGCCGGGTCGTCTTGACCCAAGAGCAGCACGCGGCGCTGACCATTGCTGCAAACCGCGCTGGCATGGCGCTGGCAACATTCTTGCGACATTGCGCATTAGAGCACGCAGCCCAGCAGGGCATTCACGCACAGCAACCGAAGGTGGACTGATGCTGGTCTATGGCATTGATCCCGGCTTTAGCGGAGCAATCACGCTGTACTGGCCGAAGACAGGCGACATCGAAGTATACGATATGCCTGTGATGAAAAACGCCAAGGGCAAGACCGTCCTGAACCATCACGGCGTCTTGGACATCCTTGAGCCTGAAGGTAACGGCAATCGTGTTGCGTATATTGAGCAAGTCGCGGCAATGCGCGGCCAAGGTGTGTCTTCAATGTTCCGCTTCGGTGAGCAGTACGGCGCACTGCAAATGGCATTAGCGGCCACCAAGACACCGATAATGCCTGTAACGCCTGCCACATGGAAGCGGCACTTCGGACTAAGCAGCGACAAAGGTGTGGCCCGCAGCACAGCTATGAACCGCTTCCCGGCTGAAGCCAGCAGGTTTGCGCGGGTGAAGGACGATGGACGCGCAGAGGCCACGCTGATTGCGCTTTATGGATGGGAGACGATGAAGTGATTACACATGATCTATCCAATGAAGAATACCACGCCAGCGATGCGATCAGTTCGTCTGATGTGAAGGCCGTTCTGACAACCAGCCTATACCACTGGAAGAACAAGTCGTTCACAAGCACGGCTGCAATGGACCTTGGCACAGTCGTTCACGACATGGTCTTGGAGAGCGGTGCCAATTCAATCAGAGGGCCAGAAAACAGGCGCGGCAAAGAATGGAAGGAACTTAAAGCCGAAGCTGACGCCCAAGGCAAAACGCTGCTGATTGAAAGCGAATACGACACAGCAGACGATATGTCCGCTGCACTCATGGCCGACCCCACATGCGCAAAGGTGCTGGCATCCAAGGATGGCATCCGCGAAGCCAGCCTCTTCGCAGAGTGCCCTCGTACTGGCCTCAAGCTGCGCTGTCGCCCCGACATCTATGTGCCGTCAACCCGCGTGATGGGCGATGTCAAAACAACACGAGACGCATCCCCACGCGGATTCGCCAAGCAAACGTACCAGTTGCGGTACGACGTGCAGGGCGCTTTCTACAAGTATGTGGCGGAACTCTGCGATTGGGACGTGGACTACTTTACATTCCAAGCAGTCGAAAGCACACGTCCGCACGCTGTTTGTATGCACGCACTCAGCAATGAGGCACTTGAACTAGGCAAGGCAGATATGATCCTTGCTCTACACCAGATTGCTGAAGCGCAACAGAAAGGCGAGTTTACAACGAACTGGCCGCGCTTCAACATGATCCATCCACCATCATGGATGGCACAAGACTGAGCACGGCAGTTTCCGTGCATCGCTATCGAAGGAGATAAAAGATGGCATCTAATCCAGTATTCAAAAAGGTTCTGCTAAAGGACATCGAAATTCAATATCCACGGCTGGACAACACTTACCGCTTTAACAGCCAAGAGCAGCGCAGTGAGCCTTGCAGCCCAACAGCGCAGGGCGCAGCATGGTCGGTAAGCTGGGCCATGAGCCACGAAGACGCAAAGGCGCTACACGGCGAACTCTCGGCGCACTACAATGAGTGCAAGTCACGCGACACAACACTGCCAGCGTTCAGCAAAGTCTTCGGCATGAAGAAGCAGGAGAATGGCACAGTCACGTTTCGCGCGAAGAAGAACGGCACAAACCGGAATGGCGATGCCAACCAGCCGCCAACAGTGATCGGCGCAGATAAGCAACCGCTTGCTGACAAGGCGATCTGGACCGGCTCTAAAGGCACCCTGCGGGTAATTGCGTTCCCATCCAAGTCACCACAAGGCGAAGGCGGGATCAGCCTCTTGCTTGACGCTGTGCAGGTGATTGAGCCAGTGTACGGCGGTGATGGGCTAGATGACTTCGATCAGATCGCACCTGCCGCGCAAGATGACCCGTTTGGCCTGCCTCCGATTGAGGATAAGCCTGCGCCAGCACCTGCAAAGGCCGTCGATCTGGAGGACGAAATCCCTTTTGACTAACCCAGCTTCTGCCAGAGCGGTCATCATTTGACCGCAAGAGGCTGGGTAAATAAATAATAAGGCGGGCTGTGTGGGAGATCACAGCCCGCCTTAAACAGAGGAAAACAGACATGCGACCGACACATCTGGGGGAATGATAATACTATGCAAAGCGGTAGTAAATACCCAACGCTACACTGGAGCGAATACGGACCATCTGTAGCTGCGCGCTACAATCTAAAGAAATCAGGACCGGACAGGTACAACGGGCCATGCCCTAACTGTGGCGGGGATGACCGTTTCTGGATCAAAAGCTACAACGGCGAAATGAAGGTAAACTGCAATCAATGCGGTGACTTCAAGGCAATCTATGCAGAGATGGAGGCCAGCGGCGTTATACCCAAGCCCAATTTGCAGCCCTTACAGATTGCCACTGCGCCGGACATGGCAGACTTTGATGACCACACGCCATACCACACTCGCAAGGGTGTGGACCTGATTGGGGCGGACCTCGACGGTGATACAGTCGTCGTCCGTATATACAATGCAGACAGGCAGCGCGTCGGCACGCAGCGCATATCACCCAACGGCAAAAAGATGTTCTCCAAGGGCATGGCGCAATCCGGCGCATTTGGCGTTGTTGGTAAGCCTGAAAGCGGCACAGTCTACGTCGCGGAGGGCTGGGCAACATCAGTGTCAGTCCACATGGCAACAGGCAGGCCCGTCATATTCGCACTAAACTCAGGCAACCTTCCCAAAGTTGCCAAGGTTCTGACTGAACTTTTCCCATCGTCAGAGTTTATTGTTGCAGCAGATAATGACGATCCCGGCGTAAAAGCCGCGCAGGCGTCAGGCTTTCAGTATGCTCTGCCCCCCGCAGGCCAAGACTGGAATGACCTGCACGCAGCAAGCGGATTGGAGGCCGTCAATACAGGTCTGCAAAACCTAATAGCGGCTGGCACTAGCTTAGAGGCGGCGGCGCGAGAGGTCACAGGAATCAGCGCTGATGACATGAACTTCGCAATGGACAGCAGAGGCGCAATCCCATTCAACCATCACAATGCAATGGAGATACTCACCAAGAGCGATGAATGGAAACACGTCTTTGCGTTTGATGAATTTGCACAGCGCAAGATGGTCATGCAGCAAATACCGGGCGCAGCAGGAAACCCAGATAAATTCAGGCCGCGTGAGATCAAAGACAGCGACTACATCTCAGTCGTCCGCTGGTTCAACATGAATGGCTTTCTGCGCGCCAATAAAAACACGATCTGCGATGTCGTGGACGCATCATGCCACGAAAACATTATATCACCCGTCAGGCACTACCTCGAAGACCTTGGCAAAAAAGCAGAGCAAGACCCAGAAGATGACGACTACCTAGATCAGTGGGCCATAAGAATGCTTGGTGTTGAGCCTCAGAGCGATGAACACCAACTGTATATATACGAGGTCAGCCGCAAGTGGATCATATCAGCAGTCGCAAGGGCGCTTGACCCCGGCTGCAAAGCAGATGGCGTGCTTATTATGGAAGGCTCGCAGGGTGCAGGTAAATCAACCGCACTGCGCGTGCTTGCTGGCGATGAATGGTTCGGTGACGCACTGCCACAGATGGGAACTAAAGACGCATCAGACTACCTGCGCGGCAAATGGATTGTAGAACTCGCTGAGTTGTCAAACATCAACAAGGCAGAAGTCGAGATCGTCAAAGCATTCGTCAGCCGCACAGAAGAGCGGTTTAGACCTGCGTATGGCCGCAGCGAGATTTGCTATCCACGTCACTGCGTCTTTGCAGGCACAACAAACAAGTCTGATTACCTGCGAGATGAGACAGGCAACAGGCGCTTCTGGCCAATCAAATGCGGCAAGATTGATGTTTCGCTGATTAAGAAGGAGCGGGAAAAGCTGCTTGGTGAAGCCGTCAAGGCTTACATCAATGGCGAAGAATGGTGGCTGTCAGGCGAGGCAGAGTCATATGCACGCACAGAGCAAGACAAGCGGCTGGCAGTCGATGAGTGGACAGGCGAAATCGAGACCTACTGCCAAACACGCCATGAAGTCGCCATAACAGAGATCGCAAAGGACGTGTTTGATATGTCCCCGAAAGAGGTCAATCGCATGACGCAGAACCGCATCAGTTCAATCCTGTCTTCAATCGGATACACCCGCAGCGGGAAATTCACGACAGGAGAACTGCGCAACAAGGCCAAGTTTGTAAGGGAGACGTGAAATGGATGATGTAAAGGTCGCTGATGTCAGGGAGATTGCGCAATACGATGACGGCACAACAGTTCACTGCGGTCTAGCAAAGGGCCACAATAACGGCCTAGATGAAGAGGGATTCAATCACCAATACTTGTATGAAGATCGGATGTCGAAAGGTGAATTGCCGTTTATCACAAGAGGCATCAGGGTCAGGCCCGTAGTCGGCCACCAGCGCGATGGGGTGAATATTCCCTCTTATTGGAGATCAGACCCCGGCGACATTGATCGCTTTCTTGACGGCTCCGGGCTTGGTGAAGGTGAAGCGCACAAGATGGCAAAGCAGGCGTGCTTTGAACTTATTTCAGAAAGCAAGATACACCGCATTGTTAGAGGCGACCTGCCCAAAGGATTTTATCTGGGTGGACAAAAGCAGGAGCTAAATGTCCAAGTCGGTGGGGAAACATATTTTGCAGATGTGGGCGCATGGGATGACCGCTTCCCAAATGCGCCAATCGTGTTTGAAGTCACCAACTCAAGCGGACAGAAGGCAGACCGTCTCAAAGCGATGTCTGACGCGGGCATCAGGGTTTATGAAATCCTGATCGGCGCAAAGGTCAGGAAGGCCGTGCAAGACGGCATCAAGATTGATGTGGGCTTCTTCCGCAGCATGATGCTGAAAAGCAGATTTAGGCTGCGGAATGGTGCCAGCACAGACTGCACGCTCACCAAATACATCATGGTTAAAGAGGCTGAAGAGGCGGCAAAAGAACGTCATCTGCGGGCAAAGAGTGAAAGACATGTTGAAGCGAAATTGCCTGAAGTTGATGAATCAGTCAGCAAATCTGCAAGGTCGATAGAGTACGTCAGAAGGGTTGGGCCGCATGTGGCGGCTGACAGATTGCTGGACCGCATAAGAAGCGCTGACACCAGTGGCGTTCGGGCTTTCTCTAGAACGCCTGAGTATAGGGCGGCAGTCTACGAGATTGAGAATATGGACGATCCTGAAGGTAAAGTTAGAGCGATCCACATAAGGAATGCGGTGCAGTATTATGGGCGGTTATGATGCGCACGACTTGTGCGCACGACATGCCAAAATGGGGGTCAAAATTGTAACCCTATTTTTGCGCACATGCGCATGACTTTCTTACTAAACTTACGAAGTATATATAACTATATGATATGTAAGGATAATCCTAGGGGGGTTTAAAATATATGGGGTGTTGTGCGCAAATTACAGGTTTTATAAAGTGCGTGGGAATGTCGTGCGCATGTGCGCAAGTGTTGGAGACGGGGTGTGAATGAGCGTACAGAAAACCTTACGTTTTTGGAGAAGCTGAATAGCTGCAAGTGCCTTGATGAACTCTACGGCTTCGCAAATCGCAGGAAAGTGTTGCGCACAACTGACGACACGGTTGCGCCAAAGTGGACTGAAGAAGAGCGTCGGATGATCTTGGCGCGCAAATACGAACTGGAGAGAAAATGCAAATGAACAACGACCGAACACTTGTGCTGGCAGAAGCGATTGATCTTATCAACGGGGAGCGCCAGCAGCACTACGGCACGCCGCAGGACAACTTTAAAGCAATCGCTGACCTATGGTCGGCCTACCTTGGTCATCCTGTATCACCGGCTGATACATGTCATATGATGGCGCTGTTGAAGATTGCTCGACTACGCAACGGCAAACACCGTGACAGCAGTGTGGACGCCGCTGGATACATGGGGCTTGGCTTTGAGGTGGACCAGTGAGGCCGCTTTATGAGACCGCGCAGGACAGAGATAACGAGAAATCTATCTCTGAAATCTTGGAGGCTGAGTTTGGTTGTCAATTAACCAAAATGCCAATGAAGCTGGGTTTAGATTTTATGGCGTGCAGGTCGGGGTCAGCCGTTGCTTTTATTGAGGCCAAGCGCCGGAAGAATAAGATGTTTGATTACCCGACCTATATGATCTCGCTGCACAAGATGATGGCCGCTTCCTCTCTGACGCAATGTACGGGTCTCAAGTGCTTCCTTGCAGTTCAGTGGGCGGACGCTATCGGTTTGTGCGAGATGCCTGCTGAAAGCATGGACATCCGTCTGGGCGGCACATCAAGGCGTGGCGATCCGCAGGATATGGAGCCTATGGTTTATTTTGACTTGAGCAAGTTCAAGGTAATTGCTAACCTGTAGTGGCAAGTGATCTCCTTTTACCTCCCTGCTTGCCTGCCTCAACTGACCTCGCCATTGTGCGGGGTCTTTTTTTGACCTACACTTGCGGCATGACGGATGAGCCTATGAACGCTGGTGAGATTGCATGTGAGTTGTTTGGCTTTGCTGAACACATGATTGAGTCTGGTGAAGACCCAGAGGATGTGCGCGCTGCGTTCTTTGCTGTCGGCATCAGGCTAAAGCAGTTGAGCGATGAGGCTGACGAAGAAGCGCGTCATATGATCCTGCGCTTGATAGACAATGGATAAGTGGCGAACACCAGAGGCCGCTGAGTACAGGAAGCTGTACAAGACAAAGCAGTGGAAGGTTCTGCGTGAGCGTGCTTTGCTGCGTGATGGGTTTAGATGTCAACACAAGGGTTGTGGTTCTTTCCTAAAGCGCGGCAGGAATGATCTTCGAGCGGCTGTGGTGCACCACTTGAGACCGCACAAAGGCGACCTTGATTTATTTTATGACATCGACAACCTGCAATCGGTTTGCTGGGGATGCCACTCAGGTGACATTCAGTCTATTGAGAGCAAGGGGTTTGATGTTACAATAGGTGAGGACGGCTGGCCCGTAGACCCTAAGCATCCCGGAGGCTGACCGGAGGGGTGGGTCAAATCTCTATTTGGTTATGCTGCGTAC